GTATTTTTGGATGATTTACGTCAATTGCCTGCATCGGCGCCTGAATTTGAATTTGAACCATTGCCGCCACCACCGTCAGCACCCGTGAAATCGATGGATACCTATATCACTGAACTAACTAGATTACGAGATACTCTAATAACTACAAATACTAAGGTTGTTAGTGATATTGCTATATTAGATAATCCTGCAATAACAGATAAGGATACCATATATGAATCTATTAAAAAAGATATTAATGCTATGAAGAAAATCCTAGAAGATGTTCAGCGTCTCCCGCCTGGTATTCCATCATCACAATTAGAATATGATAGTAAAACAACTGAAATAGATCTTATATTTAATGAAATAAAAAAATATACGAAGAAAGATTTAGATGATTATTTAACGTCAGTAACCACACGTTATAATGAATCAAAAGCTGGAGGAAAAATTCCAGTCACAAGTATTACATTAGATCCGATTGGATCGTTTTATATTGGACAAAATATTCAATTAACGCATCATATTCTCCCTATTAATGCCACCAATCAAGCTGTTCAATACGCATCGAGTATGCCGAATATTGCCTACGTAGATCCTGATCATGGACTGCTCACCGCCCTTGCTCCTGGTTCGACTGAGATTTCAGTGACAACACAGGATGGTAATAAGACAGCAACGTTTCCCCTTACAATAGTTCCACGTGTCCGCCTCCAAAGCATTGTACTTCCTAAAGTAGGTCCTCTTCGTGTAGGTGATGTAGTTAAACTGCAGCCTCAATTTCTTCCTCCTGGCGCCACCGCAAGCGCACCTGCTATTTATGTCGTAAATCCTCCCAATTCTCTCAAACAAACTGTAACTGTGGCTGCAGATGGAACTTTGACGGCAGTTAGAAAGGGTCGTTCTACCGTTACAGCTATAGTAGATAGTATTGCGCCAAGTATGATCACAGTATCTGTCGATGATGCCCTTCCAGGACCACTGCCGCCGCCACCACCACTGCCACCAGGAGGACCACTGCTGCCAGGAGGACCACCGCCGCCAGGAGGACCACTGCTGCCGCCACCAGGAGGAGCAGATACTAAAACAGAGAAACCATCAACAACTGGGAAGCGAGGAGACCTTATACGAAAGATGTTAATCAAAGATTTAGCAAATATTCCGCCAGATGTTGTAAGTAGACTTGTAAGCCTTGCAAATATGAAAGAGGATATTCGAAAGGATGATCTATCAAAAACACCTCTACCAAACATAAACGACATCGAATCCTATCTCTCACAGATCGTAGCATTGTCAGAAGACAAACGAAATGAACTTATATCTGAAGTAAATAAGAAAAGAGTACCATCACCACCACCATCAGGAGAAGCACCACCGTCACCAGAAGGAGCACCACCACCGCCGACAGAAAAATCAATAGATGACTATATTGCTGAACTAACTAGATTACGAGATACTCTAATAACTACAAATACTAAGGTTGTTAGTGATATTGCTATATTCGATACATCTGAAAAAACAAAGAAAGATGATATATATAAATCGATCGAAACTGGTATTAATGCTATGCAGGAAATCCTAGAAAAGTTTAAACTGTTTGAATCTGAAATTATATCATTGCCAGAATATAAACGTAAAAATAGTAAAAAAACTGAAATAGATCCTATATTTGAGAAAATAAGAGAATATACGAAGGAAGATTTAGATGAATATTTAACCTCTTTAGACTATAAACCAACACTATCACTGCCAGTAACACCACCGCTAGTAACACTACCGCCAGTAACACCACCGCTAGTAACACCACTGCTAGTAACACTACCGCCAGTAACACCACCGCTAGTAACACCACCGCCCGTAAAATCATCATTCACATTAGACAAGCCGAATGTTCCAACAGAAACCGAATTTAGCCTATTTAATTCATTCATAAAACCACCACCACCTCTTACCAAAGATAATGCTGCAGCTAGATTTACATATAATCAAAAAGTTAAGGAATATAATCAAAAAGTAGATGCATATAGAAAAAAACTTAAAACAGATCCTTGCACATTACCAGATGGAGTAAAAACACAATTTACAGCATCAGATGGAACAAAACTATTTGTAAATCAATTTGGAATTGAAAATAATAATCCTGGAAAAAGTAGTCCTAATAATTGGTGCGCTCGTGTAAAAGGAACAAGTGGAAAAGGAGGATTTATGAATGAATTACGTGGTATTAATACGGGTCCTCTTTATAATATTAATAATAAAATTGACTTACAAGGATGCAATATAGGTAAAAATGGATGTTTTATAATTACAGGTACAAAAGAACATAATGATGCAATTATTAAAAGATTAGGAGTGTTAGGCTTGCGTGATGCCAGATTAAAAATAGGCGGATTCCGTAAAACTCGTAAACGCTCTAAATTAACCGTGCGTGCCCCCACGCGTAAGTCTTTGCAATCTTTGCAGAAGACATCGGTAATCGATACAATCTAAAATCAAATAAAGATCCTCTAAAACGTCCATCTTGATCATCGTACTGCCCCACTCCAACATCTTCCCAATTGCTTTTTCCAATGTAATTGAGAGTCGTATACGAGTTCAACGGCATATGTCCATCTTCATGCTCCAACACTTTCTTGTTATCAATATACACATGCCATGTAGGTCTGAAAGAAGTTGCATCCGTTGTTGTAACAACCACGTGGCACCATTGTTTTAACGGTATAGCATTAATGGCACGAATTCTCATTTTTCGTTGTTGGGTATCCCATATTTCAAAAATCAGATTTGCACTTGGAACTCCTGCTTCTTGAGGATTATCATCCTCTGGATAGGTTGATTCAACTGGTTCAGGACCCTTACATTCATATATATCAACATTGGCATCCGATGTTGCTAAATACAATTTAGGACTTACTTCTATTGCTGCTTTAGCATTACAGACTTTAGCAAACTCATCTGGTCGCGGCTTCATCACACCTTGCAACTTTGTTGCACGGTTTCCCTTTCCTTCAATCGCCAACCGTACATTGTCTTTTCCTGCACCATTTCCAAAATCAAAGATCGGTGCATTTTGTGTAAACTCATCAAAATAGACCCAGACACTGATTGCCCGTAAATCTCGCAATCGCACTTTTGATTCCCACTCCAGTTTATCATTTTCACCAATTCGAATAAACTGTTCCGCAGGGGGTTTCTCTTCTGTAAGTGGTGGTAGCTTGTTGATCTCCAATCCATTTACATGAGGCTGTGGATTTCTGGATTTTGCAGTTTCATTTATTCCCAGCTGCGGCAACTCACCGCCTGTCCCGCTTCGCGGTACAGGCGTTTCGTCCATCTCTATATCTCCTGCCAACGCCAATTTACTATTTTCAGCATAATCGACCATATCATCAATAAACCGATACCACACCATAATTCCTTCAAAAAAGAGAAGCAATTCAGCAATATCCGCAGGAGGTTTTGAATCGGTAAGTTCAAACTCATGTTTAAACTCAATTAAACCTGAAGGAATACAACGAGCTTCCCATGCATCTAAGGGTGCTTCTTTCACTTTTAAGATACGACAATAATCATCACGCTTGTCTCCATTCACATCACGGTAATAGTCATCACGACTGAATCGAATTCCTGAGCGTGCTGACTTGGACGAATAAGCAAAGGTATCAAGCCCTTCTTGACCGGCAAGAGCACAGACCACTCTTCGACTGCCTGGATCATCGGGACGCTCTACCACACGACAAAAATCCGCTTTGTATCCTAACCCTTGAATATCGGCATATGCTTCACTATATCGTTTGTTTCGGACATATCCATCTTGCTCTTCCAACTGTCCAGGAACAACATCCGATCGTTTAGGAAAAAACTTACCAAAATAAGCAGGTACATTATCTTCATACCCTTCATATAGTAAATGTCCATAAAACCACTCCCATAAAACAATGATTAATAATGTGACGAGAACGGTATAAATCATCCATTCCATGATGTTCCTAGTATCGCGTGTGATTTTCTAGAAGAAACTCCTCCGTAGAAACAGGATGAAGACTTTGACAGATCTTACCACACTTGATTCCTTATATTATTTTTTGAACCATTCGATACGAATACTTCAACAAATTCATACACGTGGAGAGTCTCATGGAGCGATCCATCCTCTAAATCTTTTGATAGAACATCCTTATGAGATTCTGGAAGGATCTGTAGATATAATGTATGCAGCTCCTGAAGTTGCACTCGGTCTTGCAGTGGTGGAAAAATACAAACCAGAAGAAGCAGTTCAACTTTGGAAACAAGACTCTGTTGCAATGCGCTGGATTGAACACTGGATTCCATCTGTAGCAGAAGGATATTCAACACGAGCTTTACAAAAACTGATTGGAACTCCTATACCCGAACAACAAAGTGATATTTGGTCGTTAGGGATTTCATATTTATGTATGTTTGATGCACTCTATAAGAAAGAAATACCATTTCCTGAAAAAGATCTCTTTTTTGAAACTATTTCAAAGATGCTACAATTGCGAGGACGCACTCTTCCTAGCGTCGAACCCGTCGTCGAGACTGCCGCGCCCGCCGGTTCTGTTGAGACCGCTGCCATCCGTCCTGGGAAGAGCTGCGACGTCGCAGCCCGCCATTCTGGGCGGCTGATGCTAACTGAACCGATCCGTCGCGGGGAACGCAATAAAACCCGCAGGAATCCTCATAATTAAGATCACTTCCCTTCCAACGAAAATCACGTGATGCCAATTCTGGATTAAAGATTGGTCTTCCAATTGCATCTACTTTCTTTGCCGGATTGGATCCTCCCTTGTCCGAATAAAGAGGAAGTGTATCCAGGGTGCGTTTTGCATTCTTAGCAAGAACTTCGGAAGGATTCTGTAAATAAAAATGAAAATCTTCCCCTTTGTCCACTGTCATATACATTTTACTCGTCTTAGAAGGACACTTCCCATAGAAACTACTTTTCGTAACAGAGGGATTATCCGCACGAATCAATCGATCCAAGGCTTTGCAATTACGACGTTCTTTGGCATCTAACTCATTTCGTTCTCCATGAACACTACCGGGTTGATGAAATCGAGCGCGGCATTTATCACTATCATTATTATCTTCTCGACACTTATCTGCTAATGCTTTATCCATATAATTCATTGCAAAACTGTAACAATTGTGCGATTTCTGAATTGCAGGATCCTGATTCCATTTCTCAGGAGTGTAAAGCGGTTCGTCTCCTGATAAAGGAGGAAGTGGACAGTCTTGATGCTCCTTACAAAAAACAGAATCTCTCATTGCCCGTTTATTGCATGGCTGTGTTCCCCGTTTGTAACATTGACAACGGGGGATCGGTTTTTTTATGGTTTTTGCCATCCCTATATTATATGTATAAAATTGATAATATTCATTGTATAGCTATAAAATAGATATACAATTTTAGAATGGATGAAGTACTCTTTACAATTCTTCCTTTCTGTTATCATCCTTCGTTGGAATTAACGCCTGAATTGGAAGCCTCCAACGGGTTTTATATTCCTTCTAAATATTTTGATACCCTAGGAGAAGGAGCTGCTGGAGAACTACTTCTGTATGAATTGAAAACCCCTCTTGGAACTCTTGTAGGGACACCTATTGGACCTCATATCGATGGTGAGACGATTCTCTATATACCCGACTGGATGTGGACTCAATTACATACAGAAGATGGATTTTGCATGCTTGAACGCTGTTATCCCTCTATGGCATCGTTGATTGCCCTTGAACCTCATACATCGGAATTACTCAAGTGCAAAGATCCTCGCACTGCCTTAAGCAATGCCTTAGAACGCTATAGCTGCATTCAAAAAGGAAAAAGTTATCCTCTTCAATTAGAAGATTTACCAACTCTTTGGATTACAATTCCTGTGACAATTCCCGATACAAAGGATCCCCTTTGCATTCGAGGCATAGAGCTAAGCATCGATATGCTTCCTGCACGAGATGCTCCCTTACCACTTCCTCCTACAACAAGTAGTAACTCAGCAGCGGCATCTGCTCCTGTTGAACCAGAAGCCTCTGTTGCGTCTGTAAAACCAAAACCAGTTGGACGGTTTCAAAAAAATTACTTTACTGGACCTGGAAATGTTCTTGGTGGAAAGTAGGGAAATGCAGACTCGCAAACAACATAAACATCATAGAACCTTGACATATAAGAAATTACATATTCCTTATACAGTCATCCCAAAGGGAACACTCCTCTTTCGTGGTGTGAAAGATGTAAAGAGTGATTTTGCAGGAATTTCTCAGCCTGATGGAACCTATAAACTCACTCCCTATCACAATGTCTTTTTTTACCCCTATCCCTTTATTGCAGATCTTGATCCAGCTCATTATAATGATCCAGCTCACTACAATCAATCTGTAGAAATATATGAAACACTGCGTGATATTTCGATTGTGAGTTTGATTAGTCCCTCCCGATTTACACGTGCTGCTCGTATGCAAAATCAATTTCTTACCAATTGTGATAAGGTCGTAGTAGGAGGTCGATCCTATGATCCCTGTTTTACATCCTCTTTTCTACGGACAAATCCTCATATTATGGGAGCCGAACAAATTAGTGGAACTGATGGACGTACCTTTCATGCTGCTGTTTCCAAGCTTCCAACAAAAGAGACAAAATACTTCCATTGGTCAAAAAATGCACGAGGTGGGAATAGTATTAAAGAATATAGTCTCTACCCCTTGAAAAAACGGTATGATACAATTGTAAAGGATGTTGAGGAGTGGAAAAAAGATCACAACGACGAGTTTAACTATCATCATATTGCATCACTATCTCGTGCTAATCAAAACAAAGAAATTCATGAATTTATGGAATCCAAAGCACGATTTAATGCTTCAACAAAACTTTGGTCTCTTAAAAAATGATTGTACATAAAGAATGAAGAAGGGATTCTTCAAGAATCATGAGTCTCGAATTATTAGTCGGTCCCATGTTTGCGGGAAAATCCTCTGCCTTACAATCCATTGTAAAACGTCACCAATCCTTAGGATGGAACATGCTGGTATTAAATCATAGTTTAGATATTCGTTATGGAACTTCTTCCTCTGTCATAAATCATGATAAGCAAGTTGTACCTGCCATTAGTGTGAAAGAATTAATTCCTATGTTGAAAGAACAGGAGTTTCTCTATGCACAATTAATTGTGATTGATGAAGCGCAATTCTTTGATGATCTATTAGAGTTTGTCATAACGGCACTTGATGTCTATGAAAAACATATTGTTGTGGTGGGATTAGATGGAAATGCAGAACGCAAACCCTTTGGACAGATTGGATCTTTATTGCCGCTTTGTGATAAAATTACTAAACTGACTGCCTTTTGTGCCTATTGTAAAGATGGAACGGCTGCAATCTTTACCTATGCCAAACGGGAAGATGCGGCAAGTGCTGCTTCGTCTGGGACTCCTTGTGTAGGTACAGGTGATGCCTATGTTCCCCTCTGCCGTAAACACTATCGAATGACCTTAAAACCACACCTTATTGCAGCCACCCCCCGCAATGCGGGGGGTGGCAGTAGCAGCCTTTCCGTCAGCTCCGCTGACGGAAAGGCTGCTGCAACAAAAAGAAGCGAAACATTATCTATTTCGTATTCCTCTTAAAGCCTCTTACATCTCAATAAATAATTAAGATGACCTCTCATTGTTATGCAGATGTACCACGTATGACCACATTAACCAATGGGTCCTATGTGGAACATGCTTGCAGTTCTGATACACCTACCATTTATAAACTATCAACGGTTGCCTTTGCTGGTCGAACAGATGCATGTGAAGATGTGGTCATTGCAGATAGTCCAACCTATGGACGAATGCTTTTTTTAGAAGGAGAGCTTCAATCAGCAGAAACGGATCAAGTGATTTATCATGAAATGCTGGTCCAACCAGTCATGGCAGCCACTGCTGCTATTCCGAATCGAAAGGTCTTGGTGGTAGGAGGAGGAGAAGGAGCCACGGTGCAAGAAGTCCTTCGCTGGCAGGATGTACAACATGTGGTATGGATTGATATTGATGAAGGATTAGTCAATCTTTGCCGGCGTCATCTAGACTGGGTGGAAAATGATCTCTATAATGATCCAAAGGTGAGTTTTATAGCGGAAGATATACGCACAATTCTTCCCCGCTTTGGAAGGTTTGATGTCATCATATTAGATTTGCCAGATCCAGATCCAACTGAAACGGATGGATTGTACAATCGTTCCTTCTGGAATCTAATATATGCACACCTGGCTCCAGGAGGAGCCTTAGTGACGCACACTGGTCCTGTAGCACCAGGGGCGGACGAAGAGAAATATCGAAGCGGTCTTCATTTTGTAAAATCGATGCAACCAGCGCCAGGAACGCCTTATCATATCTTGATTCCCTCGTTTCAAAGTGAATGGGGCTTTTGGATGTCGGTACCTCCTGTGCTTGGTCCTTTTCCATCAACATGCAGTGTCATTGATGAAGAAGTGTTGAGAACTGCCTGTACCTGGTCACGGTACTGGTCTTCTTCGGCAATAGGAACCATTCGTCCTCTATAAAAAATGATATATTTCACATTGTATATATAAATTGTATATACAATGTGGAAACTTCTAACATATTTGTTTATAATGATATGTTATGGAGAAGAATGCTATTCAGATCATATGGACGCAGAAGATCCACTCTACTTTGGATTTGTTATTCCATTGGAACATGGTCGTTATAAGATATGTTTTAACAAGTTTGACACATTCTACATTACATCAGGGGATAATTTATTACTACGGGAAATGAATATCTATGAATTCTATAGTTATAATCAAGGAGATCCATTTGGAATTTACAACTCTTGGAAGCAATGGTCTCCCAAACTACGTCCTCCCTTACAATCAGGCTGTATTAACATTGATGTATACAATTCCTTTGCACATTTGATTCAAGATGAAGAGATTCTTATAACTGTTACATTGTATCAAGATACACCGGTGCAATTTGCATTTCGAAATGCAACCTTTTGTGTCACCCATTTGGAGACCATTCCTCAGCCTCTTACATTCAAAAAAGAATGTAGTCCTACTCCTAGCAAAGCATTGGATAAAGCACTAGCCACGTTCAAAGGGTTCCTTCCATTCCATCTTTAAGGCTTTAAACAAGTCTTTTTCAGTTGCAATTCCGTGCACAGGAACTCCTGCTTTTGTGGATAGACTGTGTTCATTTAAGGTCAGATTTAAAGAGATGGCTTGTTTTCGCATCTCAATATTAAACTTGTCAGATCCTGTAAAATAGGTTAATGCAAAGGGGTATTCAGTATAGGGCGTTAGAAGAATATCTAATCGACGCGCATGGTGATAATGAGGTAATTTGACAATTGCCATCACCTTCTTGGCTCCATGTGCCAAAATTCCTACAATATATTTCTTAATTCGTAAATCATAGATCAAATCCATTAGAATGGTAGGATCCTCTCCTTCTAGAAGCATATCAATATCTCCACTACTGGAAGCTCCACGACGGTAGGATCCCACCAGATCGGCACGACGCACCACCTTTCCTTTTTGGAAAGGAGCTAGCGCCGTGTGTAGAAACTCTGCGTGCTGATCCATTTCTGCACGGGGTATGCGAAGAAGAATCGATTCATAATGCATCAACCCAAGCGTTTGCGCTGGTGTCAAGAGACCTGGATTGGCTACAATTGCGGTTCGTAATTGTGCCACGGTTGTAATTCCATGAGCGCGAAGCTCTTTTACCTTCATCGGTCCAATTCCATAACAATGTAATAATTCTTCAGAAGCGGCAACTGTTTCTTTCGCAGCTTCTGCTGCCTTCAAAGATCCTGTGGCAAAGATTTCTTCTAATTTGGCATGAATCTTTTTTCCAATGCCTTCCACATCTTTCACATCGTCCATTGACTTAATAGATGGAAGTGCAGAAAGGTGTTCTATTGCCGTTTTATACGCTTTTGCTTTGAAAGGTTCCTTTTCCGCAAGTTCCTTCTTACGAAGGGTCTCCAATGCTTCTAAAATGGTTGCTTTATGATCCATCTTTATTAGAATTGTAGATTATAAAAAAGGGATTTATCAATTTTTATGCTATTAAAATTGATATACAAGATATAATATACAATTATATCAATTTTAAGAATGATTACAATAAAATACACATGCATATCATTGGTAGCCATTTTAATGGCAGGATTTGTAATGACCTATGCAACAGAACTGATTCAGAATCCAACGTTTGCATGGGATCACATATTTGATAAATATATTCTATCCTTATGGATCCTAACGAATTCATTCGGACATTTAGTGTCTGTTCTTCTTGTGATTGGAATTCTATTTGCCTTTTACAAAGGGATTATAACAATGTATACAGATGGTAAAACTTCCATTAAAAAGATTGAAGAAGCATTAAACCCTCAATTACCAGAATTAAAAATTATTTATGAATCGGAAGTATCCAAAAAGACACCTCCTCCTGTCATAGAACCGATCCAATTACAGCCAATTGTACATGAATCAGTTCCACATCTTTCTGTTGATGATATAAAAGAAATTGTACGGGTACAATTCCATGAATTACAACAGGATCATATGAATGAACCACCTCCCCCTCGAACACGTGCACGTGCACGATCTAGATATTAGGATACTTTCCATATATTTCTCGATAGTGTAATCGAAGGGGGTATGCACACCAACGTCGATAATGACATCGCTCCTTCCATCGTTTTTGTAATTGCACTAACCGTGGTGTAAGATCTTTCATAGGAGAGGGATACATGCGAACAATTCGAAATTCAGAAAGATCATGAATATTTGTAACAGGTAAGCCTTGTGCATATACTACAAAATGATCGATACACTGTTTATAAAGAAAATATACCTTACTCATTTGAAATATCCCTATATTCATATCCTTTCGCTTTGATTGTATAGATCCTTTTTCCACCTTTTACAGATAATTCGACAATAAATCGCATAGGACGATCTTCGTATGTAATTGTTGTTTTACCTCCGTATATCTCTGCAAATCGAACTGTTTTATTGATTTCCACAATACAATCTTGTAAATATTCTATGAGATTATACACACTTGCATGTGCATCGTTCATTTCACCATGCAAATTAGTTGCATCAAGTCTTGCTTCCTTACAGCGTTGCAATCGTTGTGTTGCTTGCCGAATTGTTTGTTGACGTATCATTGTTGTAAGATAATTTGCTAGATCAGAAAAGGTGACACCGCATGTATCCTCATCATGGACTCCCATCCTAATTATATGAGAGAAATAGATTTAACCTATCATTACATAGCTATATATTTAAGAGATCGCAACCGTTGGTAGCGAGGAGTATACTGTAGATCAAAGGAAGATCCACTACCGGATCCACTGCCGGATCCACTACCGGATCCACTACCAGAGCTACCAGATCCACTACCGGATCCACTACCAGATCCACTACCAGAGCTACCGGATCCACTACCGGATCCACTACCAGATCCACTGCTAGATCCCGTGGAGGATCCTCCTGTAGAGCTAGAGCTCGGAGATGAGGTAGGAGGAGGAGCAATCATTAGGGATGTATTTGTATAGGTCACTGGGTGTGCAATTACGCTGGCAAGAAGTCCGAGAATGAAAAGGATACGCATAGTGTTCTAATTGGGTGTATAAAATTGATATAATGATTTTTTTATTCCTTACATAATAAAAATGTCTGAATTATGTGAAATATGTAAAGATTCTAATGCAACAATGGATACACTTTGTGCAGATTGTTTTTGGGAAGAAGATGCACGATTGAAACATGACCGTCGATCCAATCCTATCTGGATCTTCCAACGTCGTTATTCTGCCTTGATTCAACTTGAACATAAAACTCCTGAAGAGGCATGGATTCTTGCTATGCAATGGTGGATTCGATATCATATTGCGATTCATCTTGGAATGAGCCATGAGGATGCCTTAGACTTTTAAACAGCCACATAATTGAAACCGATTACAACATTTCTTACGATTCATATCAATTTCAATCTGAAACTTATTATCAATATTCAAATATTCATTACGTATTTCAATAATTTTTTTTACAAGAGCACGTTGTTGTTCTTTCAAGGTATTGATTCGAACTGTTTGAGCCGTTGTTTGCGGCTGAATTTCCTCTGCTTCCGTCAACATATTCATCAAATCTTTGAACTGATCTACCATAATCATTTCACGTGTCTGAACTTCTTTCACTGTTGTAAACACATTTGTTCCACACAAGATGGGATAGGAATAACGAATATGTTCAGGCAAAATAAATGGATTGGTCTCTTTGATCTCGCATATTTCTTTTTCTGTATTTTTAATCAAGGCTTCCATTTCTTCACGACTCGAACTCATAAAAATATTTTTCCCCGATGAAAACACCAAACTATATTCCAATTTATCAAACTTGTATGCCGTTGTACGATGTGCCTCCGCTCGTGCATCCAACTTTAAATAATTGACTAAGGCAAGTAAAAAGGCAATAAAGGCATTCAAGCCACTTACAAGTGTTGTTCCATACGCTTCCTCTTTGAGCGTTAAATTGAGAACACTTCCCAAAACCGTAAAAAAGATCGAAGGAAGCATTAAATAGTGTAATTTTTGTTCACAATGTGTTTTTGCTTCTGCATATAGCAGTTTTTGCCCTTTCAAATAAATACCAATAATACTACAAATCATACTATTATTTGAATTAGAGGAACTATACGCAGTATTTAACATTTCATCCACTTCTTTGTAAGTTAGT